TTGGGGTGGTGATAAAGAATCTAAAGAAGTTTACTATTTACCAGAGTCTAAAGCTTCCGTAGTATCAGTAAACGATAAAGACCCAGAGCCAGGACCTTGGACCGAATATTTTAATAATAGAAAAAAATCTAAATAACATTGCTGAGTTATTAACAATTTGTCGTATATTGTTCAAATACAATGGATATACTAGACGACATAAAAAGCAATGTGTTAGATATTGAAGAGTTTAACTTTTACAATGAGTTTCAGTTATTGACCTCGATATTACTATCCTGGCAAAAAAAATCCTTAGACAGAAAATTAACCGATAAAGCTAGAGCTGAGATAGACTCTGCTATAAAATCTTTAACTAGCATAAATTTATATGTATTGAGTATGCAGCAACGAGAGCGAGGCTATAACATACAGTTAAATAGATTTCGAGAGGCTACAATATTAGCCGAGTCAAAACTTAAAAAATTAAAATATGAAAAAGAATAACTACGAAAACAGTCTTAAAGGATTTGCCTTTGCGTTAATTGGTATTATTTTAACTTTACTAATAGCTAAACTTTATGAATGAATACGAGATCGAATACTGGCAATATACTGACGATGGTTACGACAATCGATATATATTAGTACAAGCTGAAAATGAATACGAGGCAATACAAAAATCAAAAATGAAAACGACTGACGCAAAAGGACATAGAATATATGAAGGATAAAATAAAACTACTAGACGGTAACTATTACGATAAAAAGGAATTGCTAGAAAAAATGGTAGACGATGAGTTTTACTATGGTGAGTTAAACAAGCTAGCCTTAAGCAGCTCTAGTCTAAAGCTTATGTTAGATAGTCCAAAGACTTATTACTATATAACTAAGTACGGACAAAAGTCTAGCAGCCCAGCTTTAACAGCGGGTCATTTATTTCACCTAGCAATCTTAGAACCAGAAAAATACGATGAGTTAAGGTTCGTAGACGTACAAAGTAAAAACACTAAAAAGTTTAAAGAGGCTAAAGAAGAGTACGGCGAAGTATATACAGCCAAAGAGCAAAGCGAAAACAATAGGCTTATAGACGCCTTTTATAAAAACCCGCAAGCTGTCGAGTTATTAAGTGATAGCAAAACCGAAGTCTGTGGTATTGTCGATATATACGGTAAGCCGTTTCGAGCTAAGGCAGACGTACTAAAAAACAAAGGTGGCATAGTAGACCTTAAGACTACAGTAGACGTTCAGAACTTTAACAAGTCAGCATTTAGATATAAGTATCATTTACAAGTCGCTATATATTGCGAGGCGTTTAATTGTAATTATAAAGATTTTACGTTTCTTTGTATAGACAAGGCTAATTTAGATATAGGAATCTGGAACGTTAGCAGAGAGTTTTACGAGTACGGACGTAAAGAATTAAAAAAAGGAATTGATTTATATGATACCTACATACGAGAGGACTTCGACATAAACGATTACACAATACAAGGAACACTATGAATCTAATACACTCAATAGTAATAACGTTTTGTTTTGGCTTATCGGTATATATAATATATAATCACTTTAACGAGTAATATGCAAAAAGAAGCAAAAGCATATAGAACAGTCGAACATTTAGTAAGAGGACAAATAAGCAAATCATTATTAAAAAGTTTTAATTTAGATTATGTATTTACTAATTATAGTAGAACTTTAAATAAAAGATTAGGGTTACATAAACTTAATAAAAAGCAAGAATATAAAAAGAAATGAAAGCAAAAAAACTAACTCAGGTCCAAAGGATAGGACAGCTAGAAAAAACTATATCCAAAATATATTTAATACTAATGGAATACAATAGAAACGTAGCCGAACTAAAGAAAAAAATTGATGACAATGACAAAGCTGAATAACGTATTTAAAATACCATTCACTAACGCTGAAATGAAACGAGTCGCAGACTTAGTTATACATAACACAAAGGCAGACATATTCCATAAGTCTAAACAACAAAAGTATGTAGAGGCTAGAGCCTTATTTAATTACCTAATCCGAAAAGAATTTGGACAGACGTTATTTAGGATAAGAGACTACTATCTAAGCAAAGGTAAGAAGTACCATCACGCTACAATACTACATAGTATAAAAAGCTTTAAAGAGATAGCATTTAAAAACCCTCAGTACATAGAGATAATAGACGCTATCAAAGTCCAAGAGGTTTCACCTAGACAAATAAACAATCTTATAGCTGAGGTGTGTAAGATAAAAAACAAAAAGCAGTTAGAGACTACAAGAGACTTTTTAAAAAAAGTATTACAAGACTAGCAAATTTACAAATAGTGCGTTATATATATAATGACTGACAATACTGACATTAAAAAAAAGATGCTAGAAGCCCTGGAGTTTAACCTGGGTATCGTTTCGCATAGTTGTAGAACTGTAAACATAAGTAGACAGACGCATTACCAGTGGCTTAAAACAGACGCAAGTTATAAAGAAGAGGTCGAAGCTATAACTGAAAGTGCTATAGACTTTGTAGAGTCCAAACTATATGAGCGAATCAAAGCTAACGATACAGCCAGTATTATATTCTATTTAAAGACTAGAGCTAAGAGCCGAGGCTACCAGGAACGAACAGAGCTTGTTATGCCTGAAGCTAGAAAATTTGAGATAGAAGTTTTAGGACCAGCCGATGAGAGTACAAACTAATGTAGTCTATGACTATTTAAAACAAACAGACTCTAAGATTAAAATATTCCAAGGGGGTACTAGGTCTGGTAAAACATACAATATTCTTATGTGGCTAATCTTTGGCTACGGAATGACAGAGACAGGTAAAACTATAACAATCTTTAGAGCTACCTATCCAGCCCTTAGAGCTACTGTAATGCGAGACTTCTTTGATATATTACAACGCTTCGATTTATACCTAGACGCTGACCACAATAAATCCAATAGTGAATATAGATTAAACGGGAATCTATTTGAGTTTGTATCTATTGACCAGTCTAGCAGACTTAAGGGACGTAAAAGAAATATAGCCTTTTTAAACGAAGCTAACGAAGCCAGCTACGAATCCTATAACCAAATACTATTTAGAACCGAAGAGCAGTTAATACTAGACTATAACCCTAGTGACGAGTACTCTTGGATATACTCAAAGGTTAAGACTAGAGACGATGCGTTTTTTTGTATAACAACTTATAAGGACAATAGGTTTCTAAGCAAAGAGATAGTAAAAGAAATTGAACGTTTACAATATACTGACCAGGACTATTGGCGGGTGTACGGACTAGGTCAGGTAGGTAGAAATAAAGCAACTATATTCACATATCTAGAAGTGGACCAGATACCTAAGGAAGCGGAGTTTATCTCAGGTGGTTTAGATTGGGGTTTTGTCAATGACCCGAGCTGTTTAATTTTTGTTTACCTATATGAAGACAACCTGTATTTAGACGAACAGTTTTATCAGTATGGAATGACTAACCGAGACATACACAATAAGTTTGTGGAGTTAGGCTTTACTAGACAGACAGAGATATTCGCAGATAGTAGCGAGCCTAAGTCAGTAGACGAATTGCATAGGTTTGGCTGGAACGTTAAGTCCGCATCTAAAGGCAGAGACTCAATTAACATAGGAATAGATTTACTAAAGAGATATAAGCTTCATATAACTAGCAAGAGTATAAACACTCTAAAGGAGTTTAAAAACTATAAGTGGCAAGAGGATAAGAACGGGACGCTATTAAATGTACCAATACAAAAGAACGACCATTCAATCGACTCGAGCCGTTATGCAATTATTAAGAAGCTGACTAGACCTAGAGTTGCCAGATATGCTATAAGGTAATATAGAGATTTAGTTAACAATATTTGTTAGTATCATTTATTTATTGTATATTGCAGTATATTAATGAAACATAAAGTAAGTGCTAACTAAAGCTGCGCCTCTAAAAAGAAACATTAAATGTTGTATCAAGTCGAAAGCATTAGTAAATGTAGTTTAGTAAAATATCTGCATTGAGTGTGTCTCTTAAAAAGTATGAAAGTGTATAGTAACTAATCACCTGTAAGAAATTTAAGATAGATTTATACAGCATATTAACAACGAGATAGTGTAACAGGAAGCACAGTTTGTTTAGCAGTTATAAATAATAACAAATTCTATTTTTTAAATTCGTTCTGCTAAAATAAAAAGGTATAGGTTCGATTCCTATTCTCGAAACTAAAAAATATTGTTAAAGTCAAATTCCCAATATATACGGAATGGTAGCGCAAGCAAAGGTCAAAGCAAAACCTAACGAGGCAATAAAGGAACTATCCTAAAAATAGTAATAAGGTATATAATGAGAGTACCTACTCTAAGACAAATCAAAATCTCTATAATTTAAAATTACGTTATGGAATCTAATACTAAAATAATATTAAAGAAAATCATTGAGTTACCCGAGTACGAGCGTAAACAAATTATATCCGTACTTATAGCATCAATGTTAAATCCTGAAAGCAATAAGGACGCACAAGAAATGTACGAGAATATTATTAATCAATTAAGCAAATAAGATGGCAGATAAAAAAAAGAAAAACGACAAGTGGTTAGTTATGCAACTTATAACCGATAAGTATATAAACTCTATATTTATAGACAGACATATAAACTTAACCTCATCAAACACTATTATAGACGCTAGAGTCTGGACCAGTAAAGAGCTAGACGAGCTTTACAAAATCTATCCTTTAGGACGAGAGGGGTTCCACTCTAACTTTACTCTTATCGAGTATAAATAAGAAATTAGCTTACAGAAATGTAGGCTTTTTTTTGTCACTCAAATAAATTAAATTTACGTTATATATATAACACTATGAAAAAAATAGAACTATTAGTACCGACTGACTTACAATCAATACCCTTGTATCAATACCAGGAGTTTCTTAACACATTTGCAAACCCTGAGAATATGACAGACGAAGAGGCTAGCTTAAAGATGCTAGAAATATTTTGCGGGGTTAAACAAAAAGAAGGATTAAAATTTAAAATGTCTGACGTTTCTGTAGTTGTCGAAAAACTAAATAAAATACTAGTAACTAAACCTAGCCTAATAACTAAGTTTACTCTAGGTGACCAGAAGTTTGGTTTCGTACCAGAGTTAAGCGAGTTAAGCTTTGGCGAATATATAGATGCCGAGAATAATCTAGGCGACTGGAATAATATGCATAAAGCTATGGCTGTATTATACAGACCTATAAAAGAGGAGTACAAAGACAAATATACTTTAAAAGAATATGACGGCGTCCACTATGCAGAGATATTGAAAAATATGCCTACCAGTGTAGCCGTTAGTTGTCTGGTTTTTTTTTACGCTTTAGAGACGGAATTGTTGAATCATACTCTGAACTCTTCACTAAAAACACTGAAGATAAAGACTCGGTCTTTGGAGCCGAAGAGGATTTCAGATTAAGATACGGTTGGTATAATAGTCTATATAAATTAGCGGGTGGTGACGTAACGAAAATAGAAGAGGTTAGTAAAACAAATTTACATTATTGCTTAACTATGCTACAATACAAAGTAGAGTTAGACAAAGCAGAGACAAAGAACTTAAAAAATAAATTTAAAAAGAATGAGCGATAACCAGGGAGCCACTGCATTTTTTACAATGCTAGATACATTAAGATTACATTTATTAGAAGACCCTAATATTAACACCTGTACATACGGTGACTTAGCTCAAATTGATTTATCTAAACAGACTATTTTTCCTTTAGCACACCTAGTGCCTAACACTGCAACGGTAGACCCTACAGGTCAGACTATAACATTTAACGTTAGCGTTATTCTTATGGATATTGTAGACGTATCAAAAGAAACTAAAACAGATATATTTTATGGTATAACTAACGAGCAGTTTATTTTAAACACTATGCTAGCTATAGGTAACAAATTATTTAATAGGTTTAAAGGTGGTGACTTAAGACTAGAAGGCTACCAGGCTAACGGGTCCTTAAACGCTCAGCCTTTTTACCAAAGATTTGAAAACCAACTAGCGGGCTGGAATTGCACATTTGACTTAACGTTCCAAAATGATATTTATATATGTTAAGCGATGAGGTTGTAAGAGAGCTAGAGACGTACGCATTAAATGTAATAAGTCAAGCTAAAGCTAATTTAAAAGATAACAAAGGCGGTGACTTAGCTGAAAGCCTAGACTATAGAATAAACGATACGTTTGACTGGGGTGGTATGTTAGAGTTTGTCGCTCTAGAGTATGGTAACTTTTTAGACCAGGGTGTACAAGGTGCTAACCCAAATGCTTTATCACCGCCAGGCACAGATAAAAAAGGTAATGAAACTCCAGGGTCTAAGTGGTACGGAATACAAAAAGCTCCTTATAGCCCGTTTAAGTTTGGTAGTGGTAACGGTCCCGCTGGTGGTCTTAGAGGCGCTATTGACAAGTGGACTATATCTAAAAACATACCAGGCATACGAGACGATAAAGGTAGATTTATACCTAGAAAATCTTTAGTCTACTTAATGACTAGAAGTATTTATCTAGCTGGTCTATCACCTACTTATTTCTTTACAGACGCTCAGTCTTCTTATGATAGTACTATAACTAATAAATTAGGCTTAGCATTTTTAGATGACGTAAGATTAAAAACACTAGACCTATTAGACCCTTTAAAAACGAATGCAGCTTATACTCAGTTTTCGACAAGCCGAAGACCTAGAAAAAAATTTAATATATGATATTACTTAGAAGTCCCTATATACTAAGCGTTGGCGAAGTCGCTAACTTAGGATTTTGTATTTTACGACTAACCATAAATTCAGCGTCTACGCCTCAATATACTATAACTAAAAACGCTTATCAGTTTCTAGACTCAAACGATAACGAGCAAGGTTTTTGTAGTTTTGATATAGCAGAGTTATGTAGAGACTATATAACAAACAACTATCAAAGTTTAGATGTTACAAATACTGTGGATACTGTGTCTATATACTGGTCTATACAGAAATGGAGCGCAGCAAATCCTAGTGTAATAATAAGCCCAAATGTTACAGGTTCAGATATAGGTATAAACGGATATAGTGAATTTTCTCAGGGACTTAATGCAGTAATAACAAACGACCAATTATTATTATCTGGCACTAAAATATACTTACCACTAGGTACTAGAACTACTATATTTAATTATGAATCTGGTAGTATTGTAAACTATAGCACAACTTCTACAGCAACCTCGATAGATATAGATGGAACGACTATACAAATTGAAAGAATAAGAGAATGTAAATATCCTCATCATAGAGTAACATTTGTAAATAGGTTTGGCGTACTTCAAGACTTGTTCTTTTTTATGAAAAGAATAAATAGCACTGCGGTTACTAATGAGAATTACAAAGCCAACGTTTTAAATCTATTACAGGCAACGCCGAGTTATTCAACAACTAGCCACGTCAATAAAACTTTTAATTTTAAAGGTCAAGAATCTTTTACTATGTCAACGGGTTTTGTAGACGAGTCTTACAATCCTTACTTACAAGAGCTAATGTTGTCAGAGTCTATTTGGGTACAAAAACAAGTCGGAGCCAACCCTGTAATACCTTGTGTGTTAAAGACTCAAAACTTTATAAAGAAAACTAGTCTAAACGATAACTTAGTAGAATATACTTTAGAATTCCAACCAGCTAATCAAATTATAAACAACGTTAGATAATGAGGGTATTAATATTTATTTTATGTTTTACTATTTTAAGTAGCTGTAAGCCATTTAAAAAAATACCTAAAGATTTACCTGTTATAGCAAAAAATCAAAACTTTAAATAATGAGAAAAGAGTTAGCTTTATATGTAAGGAATATATACGGACTAGATGCTGACGAGATAGCAGAACCATCTATACAGCCGTTTGAGAGAGTAGAGTTTTTTAAAGACGAGACAGTGACATTAACTCAGACAATTAAAAATTCAACAGTACCAGATAAGTTGTTTACAGACTTTAGCCAGGGCTTTACAATACCAGCTAGTCCAGTTAATAATAAGATATTTAAACATTATTATAACAATGGTATATTAGGCTTTGACGCTAGAATAAAAGTACCAGCTAGACTAGAGTTAAACTTAATGCCGTTTAAAGACGGCTACATAAAGCTAGAATCTGTAGCTATGGAATTTGGAAAACCTAAAAGCTATAAGATTACATTCTTTGGCAATACTGTAGGCTTAACCGAATTATTTGGTGAGGACCAGTTATCAAACTTAGACTGGCTAAACAACTTTAGTTTGTTATACGATGGTACAGTTATAAAAAATAGGTTTACTAATAACAACAATAACGTAACGGTTGACGGTGTGCAATATGTAGACCCTATTATAACACCGCTTATAACACACACTAGAAGACTTTATTATAATTCAGGTCAGACCGTTGTCGCTGGTGACGGCAACTTATCTTATACTGCTAATGACTTAAAAGGCGTTAGAGCTACAGATTTAAAATATGCTATAAGAAACGAAGTTATAATTAAGGCTATAGAAAAAACATATCCTTCGATTAGCTTTGGCTCTAGTGCTACGAGGTTTTTTAGAAATAACAACGCTCCGTTTTATAATATGTATATGTGGCTTAGTAGACGTAAAGGTAGCGTACAAGCTGATTCAGATTTCGAAGCGCCTGTATATCCATTCTTTGTACAGTTTCCAACGACTTCAGATACTTTATCCTCTTCTGACCCAGTTACAGGAATAACAATTAACATACCAATAACTTATAACAATTGGGACCCTACTATAGGTTGTACTATTAATATACCTAATAGCTCAGGCAGTGTTATTTATAATTACGAATTGTCTTATAATGGTTTAGCGGTAAGCTCAGCATTTAATGTTACGGGAAGTCAAGGAGTTGTTATTCCTAATAACTTACAAAACGTAACCTCTGGGACTTTTACTTTAATTATATCACCTCAAACTACTTTAGTTATAGACAATGTTAGATTTGTAATTGAGCGGGCTTTTATAAGCGATTCTGGAGCAGACGAAGAAGAATTTAACGCTATTCAAACAAGCTCATTTACTATAACAGCGGCTTTTGATTTTATTATTACTCAGCAAATACCACAAATGCAAATACTAGACTATCTGACAAATCTGTTTAAGATGTTTAATTTAATTGCGTATGTTACTTATGACCCGTCATCGGGAATATCTACTATAGAGGTCCAAGACTATAACCAGTATTATTTTGGTA